GCTACTACGCCCGGCACAATGCTCAAGACCCGAACCCCAGCAAAATGTCGGCTCGGTATTGGAGCCACAAGGTTAAGTGGTAGCCCCCCATCAAATTTGATAAGATGGCTGCATAATCTGGGCCAGAGAGGACAAGCTAATGGCATATGGAACAAAATCAGCTAAGGGCGAGAGAGAGCAGCTCGGCAAGAAGGGCGGCAAAAAAGGGACTATGTGCGGCAAGTATGCGAGTAGCAAATAATGTCTCGCGGTCTCTATGCAAACATTCACGCCAAGCGTAAGCGTATTAAGGCTGGCTCAGGCGAGAAGATGAGAAAGCCCGGCGCGAAGGGCGCACCCACGGCTAAGGCGTTCAAAGCTGCCGCCAAGACTGTAAAGAAGAAGAAAAAAAGTAATGCCTGAAGGTTTGTTGCAAGCACCACTGCGCCGTCCTATGCAGAGCATAGGGCTTATGTCTGACCTGACCCCAGAGGAGCAGGCTCAGCGTCAGCAGGATGTTGCGGGCGGTCTACTCGACCTTTCCAGAGGGGTTAGCTACGCCCCGTTTGATTTACTTGGTGCGCCTGTTGATATTGTGAATATGGCCCTGTCTCCAATGGGTCTAGGCTCTGAAAAACCCATTTTTGGTTCCGAGCATCTAATTGAGCTTTATGGCAGCATTTTCCCGTCTTTTAAGAGACCAGAGGGCGGTTCATCTGAACTTGCGGGCCGTATAGCTGGAGGGTTTGTTACTCCGGCCTCTATTGCCGCTATGCTCTCAAAAATGAAGCCTATGAAGGTTTCGTCTGAGATAAAGTCTATAAAGCAGGCCAAAAAGCTAAGGCAGAAGGCGGCGCAGTCTGATGACCCTAGAGAGATAGAGGAGGCTACCTCAGCAGCTTCTATTCTTGAGGCTCAAGCTGCTCCACTAACAGCAGTTTTGAAAAGGATTGAGGAAGTTGGAGAAACCCCGCAATTTGTCACAAAAGATGACGGAACCTACCTATTTGTCAGACCCAGCACTCTCGATAAGCCCGGAGGTGAGGGAGTGGTCTCAGGAGCAAAAGGAAAGGCTAAAAAAGCAGAGAGAGGAGTGGTTTCAGATTCTCCGCTCACGAAAGATGAAATACGAGCAATCTTAGATGACCCGAATCTGAATAGCGCCTATCAAACAGCGAACAAAATATCTGTTGCTGTGAATGGTGTTCCGTATGACCTGAACCTGATAATGGCCGAAAAAGGCACTGACAGGGTTTCATCTCTCGCAAAGCAGGGCGCTATTGGCCGAGCTTTTATGATGGCTGCGGGAGAAAGTCCTGAATATAAAGCCGCAGTTTTTGAGGCATACGGCAGGGAGTATCCAGAACTTCTTGAGGCCATTGATGCCAAGAACTATGACGACTTGCTTCAAAAGGCGTATGCCCAACTTGCCGCTGAGACCAAGTTGCAGTTCGGTCAAATGCCTATCTCAACGACATATCACCGGGGCGATTTGGATTATGTGACTTCTTCCGGCGGCACAAACTCAATCGCTATGCTGAGAGATGTTATTCAGAATCAGAATATGAATGTGTTTCGCGGCGGTGACCCGCATGACTTCCTATATCAAGTTGACCCGGAAACTGGCTTAAACATGAATGAGATGTTCCGGGCGGTTCACGATTACTTTGGTCACGGCATCAAGGGCAACAAGTTCGATGCTACCGGAGAAGAGATAGCCTACGGCTCTCATTCTCAGATGTATAGCCCCTTGGCCAGAATGGCTATGGCATCGGAGACCAGAGGCCAAAACAGCTTAGTCAATTACAGCCCGATGAACATACAGTTGGAAAGACAGCTCATTGACCTAAGTGATGAACTGCGCTTGGCAAAGACGGATGCTGACAAGGACGCTATTAGGGAGCAAATGAAGCTGGTGCAGGCAGAAAGAGAATATGCGCCGCAAAAGTCCGTTCTGTTGCCGCCGGAGATGCTTGACCCCTCTTTTGGCGGCGGTATGCCGGAATATCTGCGCCCAATAAATCGCCCGGAGCCGGGAACGGCTATGGAGCCAGTCAGAGTTTTTCATGCGTCAAAGCAGCCCGGTTTGTTGGAGGTTGACCCGGCATACTTTGGCAGCAGAATGTTTGAGGAGGGTTATGCGGCACCAACTGAGCGCTCCCTTTTGTCTTATGGTCGTCCTGAGCGTTCGTATTTTTTTCAGGATGAATATAAAACAGGAGACCCGGCGACTAAGGGCGATGTTCAAGTATATGAGGGGCTGTTATCTGATGTTTATGATGCAATAGCTGACCCGGTTGGGCTTGTTGATGTGGCTCGGTTTAGAAATAGAGGGTCGCTTGATAAGGGCCTTTTCCCAAAGGACTTTGAGCAAGCAATAAAAGACTACGGATATTCCGGTTACTCTGCCCCTATGAGCCAGACCAGCCGGGCTGTTCAGGCATTTTACCCAACGCCAGTAAAGGGCGTTCTTTATGATTGATAACAGGACACTCTAATGCCTCTCATCAAGGGCTACAGCAAGAAAAGTATTTCAGAGAACATTCGCCGTTCTATGAAGGAGGGGAAGTCCCAGAAGCAGGCCACGGCCATAGCTCTGGATGTCGCCCGCAAAGCTAAGAAGAAAAGGAAAAAGACATGAATACTTGCGAACACTGCCCGATGCCTAGACGCTGTTTGTCAGCAGAGCGTTGCATCGTGTATAAGGAAGGTGCAGAACCTGTTGTTCTGCCTGAACCCAAACCTGTCCCGGTCAAGACCTCATTCGGTGTTGGCTCCACTGGAAAGAAAGCCAAGAAAGGCGCGAAGAAATGAACTACGGAATGAAGAAGGGTAAGAAATACGACCCACGCTCAATGGCACAAGACACTACCGGGGCTGGCGTTATGCAAGCTGTTCCGCGTGACCGCGCAGCACCTTTGGCTCGCCCTTATAAGCGCAGGCCGAAGATGAATGTGCAGACAGGGAAGTATGTGAGCAACTAATGTTCACGAGGGTGATGATGCGGCCAAGGCCGCAGCGGCGGCGGGTTGAACCCATAGTTGCCGCAAAAGAGGAAACAGAAATCAAGTCTGAGGCTCCGGCTGAGTTCAGCCTGTGCGCTGGTTGCGTGACTAAGAAGTTATGCAGGGAGGCCAGTGCGTGTATGTATGGCGGCAAAAAGCCAAAAGGAAAGCGAGCCAATGGCAGAAATGGACGATTACCAACTTAGCACTATCGTTTCCTCTGAGATTACTGATGCGCTAAATCACTTCGATAGCGAATACAGCCAAGAGCGTATTCGTGCGATGGACTTCTATATGGGTGAGCCTCTCGGCAATGAAGTTGAGGGGCGTTCTTCTGTTGTTAGCACTGAGGTGGCTGATACAGTTGAGGCCATTATGCCGAACCTGATGCGGGTGTTCACGGCCAACGACAAGTATGTTCGTTTCAATGCCCGCACTTCCGAGGATGTAGAAAAGGCCGAGCAGGTATCGGACTATGTGAACTACATCATTAACCACGACAATGAGGGCTACAAGACGCTCTACAACTGGTTCAAGGATGCGCTCCTGTTCCGGCTGGGCGTGGTGAAATACTATTACGAAGAACAAGAAGAAGTTGACGAAGAGGAATACAATGACCTTTCCGAAGATGAACTGGCTATGCTCCTTGCAAACCCGGATGTCGAAGTTATTGAGCAAAACGAAACAGTCACTGAAAGCTACTTGGACGAAGCTGGTGAGCTGGTTCCGCTTGCATCTACCTATGATTTAAGCGTTCGGGTAACCAAGCGTTCCGGCAAGATTAAAATCGTCAATGTGCCGCCAGAGGAGTTTCTGGTCAACCGCCGGGCTACCAGCCTTGAGGATGCCTACTTTGTTTGCCACCGCACAACGATGACAGTGAGCGACCTTGTGGCAATGGGCTACGACCGCGAGGAGGTTGAGGCACACGCTGGTATCAGCGACCTAGATGTGGATGAGGAGCGCACCAACCGCTTTCAGGACACTGAGGCCGTTACTGGCACTGATGCCGCAGACCCGACACTGCGCGAGGTCGTCTATTACGAGTGCATTGCCAAGATTGACTATGATGGCGATGGTATTGCGGAACGCCGCCGGATTTGCGCTATTGGCAGCAATGGCTCACATATTCTGCATAACGAGCCGTTTGACCATATTCCGTTTGCGGTTGTTAGCCCGATTCTGATGCCACACCGCCTCATTGGCCGTTCCATTTACGATATGACCGAGGACTTGCAGGTTATCAAGTCCACCCTGCTACGCCAGTATTTGGACAGCGTATATACCAGCACCCTGCCGCGTATGGGCGTTGTTGAGGGTCAGGTCAACATTGATGATGTCTTGGATGGCACTGCTGGCGGGATTATCCGTATGCGTCAGCCCGGTATGGTTCAGCCATTCTCAGGCTCCCCGGTTGGCGGAGAAGTGCGTCCCCTGATGGATTA